AACAAACATTCTCCGGTCAAGCTGACTTTGGTCGTCGCGTAACATGTACCATCAGCCGTAATGGTGATCTTGCTTACCGCACCTACCTCCAAGTCACTCTTCCTGAAATCGGTCAAGGACTTGGAACTGTTTATGCTCGTTGGTTAGATTTCCCCGGTGAACAACTTGTCGCCCAAGTCGAAATCGAAATTGGTGGACAACGCATCGACCGTCAATACGGTGACTGGATGCACATCTGGAACCAACTTACTCTTGCCGCCGATCAACAACGCGGATACAACAAGATGGTTGGTAACACAACACAATTGACTTATCTTGTCGATCCTTCATTCGAAGATGTTGCTGGACCCTGTGCTGGTGCCGGTTCAGTCGGACAAGTTTGCGCTCCCCGCAAAGCCCTTCCCGAAACAACACTTTATGTGCCCCTTCAATTCTGGTACTGCCGCAACCCTGGTCTTGCCCTTCCCTTGATCGCCCTTCAATACCACGAAGTCAAGATCAACATTGACTTCCGCCCCATCGGTGAATGTTTATGGGCTGTTTCAGGTTTATCTGCCGGTTCAGTTTCAGCTGCTTACCAACAATCCCTTGTTGCTGCTTCACTTTATGTTGACTACATCTTCCTTGACACTGATGAACGCCGCAAAATGGCCCAAAATCCTCATGAATACTTGATCGAACAAGTCCAATTCACAGGTGATGAATCCGTCGGTTCATCCTCCAACCGCATCAAACTTAACTTCAACCACCCATGCAAAGAACTTGTCTGGGTCGTTCAATCTGATGCCAACGTTGACTACTGCGCTTCTCTTGAAGCTGGTGAAAAATTACACAATCTTTATGGCGCCCAACCATTCAACTACACAGATGCTCTTGATGTCTTACGTAACTCAATCACTGAATTCGCTACTGCTGCCAATGCTGCTGATATGATCAATGGTGATGCTTTCGCCCATGGCGCTGTTGTTGATGCTGATACTTCTTACAACTCCACAGTTGGTGATGCCACATCATTCGTCCTTGCCGAATCAGCCCTTGACATGCACTGCTGGGGTGAAAACCCTGTTGTAACAGCCAAGTTACAACTTAACGGACAAGACCGCTTCTCTGAACGTGAAGGTTCATACTTTGACGTCGTCCAACCCTTCCAACACCACACACGTGCCCCTGATGCCGGTATCAACGTATACTCATTCGCTCTTCGCCCCGAAGAACACCAACCATCAGGAACATGCAACTTCTCACGTATTGACAACGCTGTCTTACAACTTGTCCTTTCATCCAACACTGTCTCTGGTACAAACACTGCCAAGGTACGTGTCTATGCCGTCAACTACAACGTCCTTCGTGTCATGAGTGGTATGGCTGGTGTTGCTTACAGCAATTAAGCGCTCGGTCTTCTATAAGATAAAAATGCTATAAAATAATTTATTAATAATGTAAATTATTTTGTTAGAAGAAAATATCCGTATATATTAAGTTATGGCTTTACCACCAATATACACATTTAATAAAAATGACGTTCAAGATAAATTACAATCTATATTAAAAATACGTTTATATAACAAACAGAAATATGGAGAAGTATTTACTCCGGAAGATATTATTAATACTATGTTGAAGACTCTTCCAAATAATGTATGGTATAATCCTAATTTAAAATGGTTAGATCCATGTTGTGGGATCGGAAATTTCTTTATTGTTGTTTATATGAAATTGATGGAAACTTTGGAAAAACAATTTCCCAATCGCGAAAAAAGACATTCACATATCATTGAAAACATGTTATATCAAGTTGAATATAATAAAAACAATTACAATGTTGCAAAACATATATTTGGTAATAAAGCGAATTTAGTATTTGGAGACTTTTTAAAAATGAAAATCGGGAACCTATTTAATATAACACACTTTAATATCATTTTAGGTAATCCTCCATATAACAGTCTAGGTACAAAACATTATGGTATTAAGAATTTATATGTGGATTTTTCAGTGAAATCGTTTGATATTATGCAACCCAATGGATATTTATTATTTATTCATCCATCCGCATATCGTATAAATAATCATAAAATACAAGGTCCAAATGTGGATTTAAATGATATTTATACAAATAAACAAATCATGGAAATTCACATGTATTCACAAGCACAAACAGCAAAAATAATGGATATCATGATGAATATAGATATTATATTAATACGCAACACTGAAAATTCAAAATCACATAAAACAAAAATAGTGGATATCCATGAAAAACAAAGTATGATACATATTGAACCAAATACATTGATTCCTAATTATGGGTTTACTGTACTAGATAAAATGAAGCAAAAAACGAGTCAAGTAGGTTCTCAAATACCTATAAAATTAACGAGTGAAAAGCACGCACAAAATCATAATGTAAAAAAATCAAAATATCCGAACATCCATACTATTGTATCAAAAGGTAAACGTATTTGTTTTTCGGCGGAACCTCATTCAATGATGCGCGTCCCAAAAATGATAATAAACGGAATAGGAAGTCATAATTATGTGTATGATGACAAAGAAGGAAAATATGGTGTAACACAGATTCCCGCCGTAGTTCTCAATCCTTCAAAGAATACAAAGACTTTAATACAATCCAGTTTATTTCATTATTTGGTAAATGCAACTAAAATAATAGGTAATAATATTTCTTTGAAATTACAAGATTATTTACCAGAAATACGGGATAAAATACCATCCATAACTGATTTGTATCGTTATTTTGGGTTCTCAAATTCTGAAATAAAAGACATTGAAAATGTGGATATACCAGAATTTGTGAATCGTGATATCGAAAGTTGCTATAATGAAAATAAAATGATGAATAAGACGGCATATAAAAATAAAAAACAAAAAATATTCGCAAATAAGACACGTAAAGTGGTAAAAGTAAATGATTCACTCTATTGATTTTGTATGTCATTTCAGACGTTTTGTATTGTAATGGAAGTATCAATACAAAAGAAATAAAATAAATGGTATAAAAACGTGGTTTCTTAATATTGTATATTATGGTTGTTGATACAATGTCACAAACATTTCAAGGATTTCATTCTTGTGATATTGAAGCAGTGTGTAATAACATTGAATCAATGAATGTAGTACAAATGGAAGGAGTCCATTTTGATGATGTATTAAAAACAATGGAAAAAATGTTGGAAATTTTTTCACAAAAGAACAAAAGACAGTATTACGAACCAACCTTTGCCAAACTCAAAGAAATCATCGATAATGTTGAACCGTGGTATACTCCAAATATGGTAACTATGTTATGTAATGTAATAAAGAATTCAATGCGTACACAAAAAGAATATGCATATAAAGTATTGGAGTACTTGATTGAAAAGAACAGTCTACAAATTAGAAGTTCCATGCCGGAATTAGTACCATTTGTTTGCGGTGACGTAAATGATGTAATTCAAAATATTAAAATCACGGCACGTAGCACATTAGATAAATTATTAAAATGTAGTGGTAATAGTGATTTGGATGCGTTTATTCCAATTGTGTTACAAGGATTAAAAGATCATAATGTTATTTACGATGCGATTGAATCATTGGCAAGTTGTGTATTCGTTCAAAATGTAGAAGCTCCCGCGTTGGCAATTACCGTTCCTATTATAATGCGTGGTTTGAATGATAAAAAGACAGCAACACGTCGTCTAACTTGCGTAATTGTAGATAATATGTGTAAATTGATAGAACATCCAAAAGAAGTATTGCCTTTTTATACTTCTTTGAAAACCGCATTGGAACGTTGTAATGATTCAATGAGTGATCCCGAGGCTCGTAAAGTAAGTGCTCGTGCGTTGAATACATTAAAGGAGTCGTGTTTAGATAACGAAAATACAGTGTTTCATAAAACAGTAGATGATTTTAAAAACATGTTTCAGGAAATAATAGGTTCAAAGGGTATTGCTACAAACATCCAATCGAACGATTTTTACAATATTTGTTTATTGACAACGAATATGTGTAATACACATTATTTTGACAAGGATACATGGACTGCTATGTATGAGAAACATCAACAAAAGGAATTATTAGATATTGGTTATGAATATGCCAAATCATCATTTATTGTAAAAGAGAATATATTCGAAGATACAGAAGAAGGTAAGGATTTATATAAAGGTGAATTTTCATTGGCATATGGAGCATTGACATTGTTAAATAATACTCATTTACATTTGAAACAAAATCGTTTTTATGGATTATTGGGTCCAAATAATTGTGGTAAAACAACATTGATGCGTGCGATTGCCAACGAACAAGTAGAAGGATTTCCCAAAAAGGAAGAATTACGAACCATTTTCGTAGAGCACGAAATTCAAGAAATAGAAGTGGGTGAAGACGAAAAGGGTTTCCCAATACTAAACATTGATTTATGTGGTATAGATTGGGTAGTTCATTGTTGTAACGTGGTTTATGACATGTCTCCTCCAGTAACACCCGAACAGGTAGAAAAAGTAATGGAAGATATTGGTTTTGGATATGCGAAGAAGGATGTTGGAAAGGATCGTGCTGCTGATATGGGTATGGGAATTACAACATATTCAGGAGGTTGGAAGGTGAAGATGCAGTTATGTGCGGCAACACTAATGAATGCGGATATTCTCATGTTGGATGAACCAACCGGTCATTTGGATGTTACCAATATTGCTTGGATTAAGAATTGGTTGAAGGATTTTATGACAGGTGGCGGTTCTATTATTGCGACATCACATGATTCCGGGTTTTTGAACGAGATGTGTACGCATTTGATTGATTTCCAAAATCGTAAATTAAAGATGTTTACTGGTGAACGTGGTGTGGTATTAAAGGAGTTTGTTGATAAATTCCCAGAAAAGAAGAGTTACTTTGAATTGAGGAATGATGTCGTCAAATTTAAATTTCCGGAACCGGGACCTTTGGAAGGAGTAAAGAGTATGTCAAAGACGCTTCTTAAGATGTCTAATGTGACATTCCAATATCCCACTCGTGATACACCGACAATATTTGATATAAATTTGGAATGTTCGCGTATATCTCGTGTTGGTGTTATAGGCGCGAATGGTGCGGGTAAATCAACTGCTATTAAAATCCTAATTGGCGAATTGAAGACGAATCAAGGTATTGTTACAAAACATCCAGATTTGCGTATGGCATATATCGCACAGCATGCGTTCCATCACTTGGAGAAACATTTACATAAAACACCCACCCAGTATATTATGTGGCGTTTTGCGGGTAATGAGGATAAGGAAGGATTGGATAATATTAATAAGGGCGATGAAGATCAAGAAAATATTAAAAAATACTATTTGTCTACTACTGAAGTGGGTATAGAATTGAATTTATGTGAAACAACATCTGATGAAAAGAAGGCAGTTATGCCGGAATCAATATCAGCACGTCGTGAAAACAAGAAAATGAAAGTCAAGGAGTATGAAGTAAAATGGAAGGGTAAACCCGAGGATATGACAATGTGGGTTAGTCGTGATATTTTGATTCGTATGGGTGCGATTCGCATGGTTCAACGTCATGATGAAAAGGAGGCGGTTATGGCTGGTGTTGCATCAAAGACATTGACAACAAAGGATATTGAAAAGCATTTTGCTGACTTTGGTATAGATCAAGAACAAGCAAATCACACACTTATCAAATCTTTGTCAGGAGGTCAAAAAGTAAAAGTGGTGTTGGCAGCATCTTTGTGGCAAAATCCTCACTTGGTAATTCTTGATGAACCTACTAACTATTTGGATCGCGATGGTTTGGGCGCGCTAACACAAGCAATTCACGATTTTGAAGGCGGTGTTGTCATTATTTCGCATAACAAAGAATTTACAAATGCGGTGACAACTGAAAAGTGGATTATGGAGAAAGGACGATTGAGAAAGGAAGGTGAATCTGTTGAAAAGAAGGAAGAAGGTAACAGTGAAATAAAACCACGCGAAGAAACGGTATTTGATTCTTTTGGTAATGAAGTCAAGGTTGAACGTAAGATAGCAATGACAGACAAAGAAAAGAAGCGCGAAATTAAATCACTACAAAAACAAATAAAAGATGGACGTAAAAAGAAAACATTGACAGAGGATGAGATTGCTGTATTGGAAGAGAAATTAGAAAAATTACAAGGCGAAGACTAAAAGACGAAGACTAAAAATATATTATTTCTCATGATTTATTATATATCTTCAAATAAATATAAATATTCGTTATATTTATTTTGTATAAACCAATGACAACATTAATTAAAACAAATAACAGTCAAAATGATTTATTATTAGAGAGCTTAATGGATTTTTATCAAAAAAAGGAGATGTTAGATAAAATGATTCATGTGATAAATGGTGAAACAAAAATTTCCTTACGTATTATAGATTGGTTTGTTACCAATTATTCCAAAATGTATTATGTAGTATATATGAATAATGGAAAACGGTTTAAAGTATTCCATGAATATAAATTGAAATTGAAGGCATATTCAAAACGGCGATTTGATCCTTTTTGTAGATGGGAACGTATTGTGATACCATATGACGATAAACATAATATGGAAACTACCATCGGACAATTGAATTTTTTCAGATGGGCTTTGGAAAACAACATTATAGAATATATCGAGCAACATTATCAAGAAATCGAAGATGATATGAATAAACGCAATAGTACATCAAGGAAAAAACAGTCAACGGATAATA